CGGCGGAGGTTGGTATGAATTATCCAATGGTGAAAAAGTGCAAGGGAAAGAGCATGCCGTAGCAGCAGAAGATGAATTAAAGAACTGGGGTGATTAGATGGGATTAAAAGTTGTAACCCCGCCGGAAATAGAACCAATAGATACTTTAGAAGCTAAAGAACATTTAAGAATTGCACACAATAATGAAGACGGTGTTATCGATTCTTTAATTGCTACTGCTAGAGAAGTTTGTGAGAAAAAATCTAATAGATCATTGATGGAAAAAACTTTAAAATTGACTTTTAATAGTTGGCCTGAATTTCCTGTCGAGTTATCCCGACCGCCATTAATCGAAGTATCTAAAATTGAATATAAAAAACAAGATGGCACTCTAGTAGAGTGGGATAGTTCTAATTATGAAATTGATGACAGTTCTTTTATTCCTAAAATACATTTAGCTAGTGATTATGACATACCTAGTGATGAGCTATCTAATGTTAATGCTATTCAAATAACTTATAAGGCTGGATATTCTAAGAGAGATGATATTCCTGCTAGATACAAACATGCTATTAAATTGCTTGTCGGTGAGTGGTATTCCCATCGAGAAGAGGTTATAACAGGGACTGTACCCCGCAGAATTCCAGATGGTGTAGATGTGTTGTTAGGGCTAGATAGGGTGGTTCCGACATGATAGCAGCAGGCAAACTTAATCATTATCTAGAGTTTCAAAAACCTGTAGAGAAAAAAGATGCTTCCGGTGCCCCTTACACAGATTATGAAAAAGACTTTGAGTGCTGGGGCAATGTTAAAGCGAATGCTGGACAGCAAGTATTTCAATCATCTAAATATGATGAAAAGATTGATGGAATGATTATTATTAGATACCGAAGTGATATTAATGCGGATTATCGAGTAATAGATAACATGACAAATCAAACTTTAGACATCAGGGGTGCTTATGATCCTAACGGGAAACAAGAAGATCTACATGTAGTATTTACTGAGGTGAATTAATATGCCGGATATTAAAATAAAAGGATTACAGGCTTTGCATAGAGATATAGAAAAATTAACTAAATCAATGTCGCCAGATCAATTAGAGAAAGCATCTAAAGAATCGGCTGAAATTATCAGAAAAGAAGTATACAAAAGAGCGCCAAGAGGACCTACCGGCAATCTAAAAAAATCTATTGTGAAGAAACTATTATATAAAAAGTGGCATGGAGTTGCTTATATTGCAGCAGTTGACAGAAAAGTGGCTCCGCATGCACATTTAGTTGAGTATGGAACTTCACATAGCTCGCCTCAACCATTTTTTAGAAAAGGTGTTGAAGCGAAAGCTGGCGCTGCTGCCAGAAAGTTTAGAAAAGAACTTGAAAATATGGTTAATAAAGCGGTGAGATAATGAGCTTTGAAATAGATTTAAATACTTATTTACAAGACAATATAACCACTACTGATGAAGTATCATCCAATATTTCTAATACAAACGAAAGTAAATATTTAGTATTCCATAAGATTTCAACTGCTAGGACATATAGCCATGATGGACCCGATGGCACCGAAACAGCTAGATACCAATTTGATGCTTATGCTAATAAAAAAATTGACACTATAAATATAATTGAGGAAGTAAAAGACAAATTAGAAAATTTCCAAGGTTGGATGGAGAACACACAAGTACATGGTGTTTTTGTTATTGATGAATTTGGCAGGCATGAAAAAGAAACTGGACTATATAGAAATGAACTTGAATTAGAATTTCAATATTATAAATAAAGGAGAGTGAAATAAATGGCTTTTGATGCTTGGGCAGCAAGCACCAACTATAGTGTTGGTGATAAAGTTACCCACAATTCGACTGATTATATATGTACTTATGATCATACTTCTGCAACCGATGGAATATTTGAACCAGAAACAGGTGATCATTGGGATTTAGCATGGAATTTATATTCTGAATCGCCAGAAGCTCAATGGGCTCTAGGAACAAAACTTAAACGCGGTGATGGTGGAGATCCGGAAACATTTACGAAAACAGCCAAAATAAATAATATTTCTGGACCTAGTTTATCACTAGATACAGAAGATACTACAGATCATGATAGCCCTGGTGGATGGGAAGAAATTATACCGACCATCTTACGTTCTGGCGAAGTTCAATTAGACGTTAGCTTTTTGCCTGACAATAATTCTCAATTGAATTTAATAGACGATATGTTGAATAGAGTTAAAAATAATTATCAACTTGTCTTTCCAGACCAAGCTAGTACAACTTGGAGCTTTTCAGCATATGTTGTAGGTTTTGAGTTAGAATCTCCAACAGATAGCAAGTTAGGGGCGACTATTACCCTTAAAGTAACAGGCGAACCCACTATTGCAAATGTAAACGATTCATAGGAGGGATTAGATGAGAAGTAAAACTACTTTAAATTTGGATAAAGAAAGAGAATACGATCTTAACTTAAATGCATTAATTAAATTTGAAAAAAAGACAGATAAAAGTTTACTTAATATGCAACCAGGCGATGATTTTAATTTGTCAGATATTAGGGCTTTGCTTTGGGCTGGGTTAAGTGAGTTTGATGATATTACATTAGAAGAAGCTGGAAAATTGATTAATCTACAGAATATGGAAGATGTCAGTTCCCAAATCATGCAAGTATATGAAAATGCAATACCTGACAATGAAGGCAAAGCAGGTGAAGCGCAAGGAAAAAACAAGAAAAGCTCGGCTGGCTAGATTTATGGTCGGTCGGGCTTATTGATTTAGGTTTAACTGAAGAGGAATTTTGGAAGTTGAACTTAAAACAATTAAATGCTTTGTTGAAAAGAAAACAGAAACTAAGAAAAAGCAATAAGAGAAAAGCTGATTATAGGGCAGGCATTGTAGCTTCTACTATTGCCAATGTGTTTAGAGGTAAAGAACAAAAACCATTTAAGCCTGACGACTTCATGCCTAAAGAAAAGAAAAAACAAGATTGGCGAACTCAATTACAGATGGTCGAAATGTTAAACAAAGCATTAGGTGGAAAAGACAAGAGGGGAGGTAATGATTAATGCCCGGAAATACATTATCAAGATTATTTGTTAGCGTTGGTGCGGACACATCAGAATTTAATAAAAAAATGGGAAAGATGCAGAAAAACATGGCCCAAATGGGGCAGAAAATGAAAGCAGTAGGCAAGAAAATGTCTATGGCTATTACTGGCCCTGTAGTTGCTGGGTTTACTGCTTTAACTGTTGGGACGAGAGATTTTAGGAAAACCTTAGCTCCATTAGAAACAAATGCCCAACAAGCAGGCGTTGGAATGGATCAAATGAGCGAAGCTATGAAACAGATGCAGGCTATTACTGGTGAAACAGATTCTAATGTGGAGGGCTTGTCTAACCTCCTTGCTTCTGGTTTTAAAGATGAAAAAATGAAACAGGTGTTAGATCAATTATCAGGTGCAGCTATTAAATTTAAAGATACTATGAAATTTGAAACAGTCGCAGACGGATTACAGGAAACTTTAGCAACGGGTAAAGCCATTGGCCCATTTGCCGAACTTTTAGAAAGATCAGGAATAAAATTAGATGGTTTTAATAAGGGATTACAACAAGCAGCCGAAAATGGGAATAAACATAATTATATATTAAAGACTTTGGCAGATACGGGTTTATCGCAAGTTTATGAACAATACAAAAAGAATAATAAAGAATTAGTTAATAGTGCAGAAGCTAATTACAATTTGCGTGAACAATTAGCAAAACTAGGGAAGAAATTAGAACCCATATTAACTAAATTAACAAACTTGGTAGCGGGATTAGTAGAAAAATTTAATAGTTTATCCCCCGGTATGCAAAAAACAGTGGGTATTTTAGTTGGTTTAGCAGCTGCAGCTGGACCTGTCTTAATTATATTTGGACAAATTGCAACGGCAATCTCTACCTTAACCCCAATCATTGCAACAATAGGTGGTGCTTTAAGTGGTTTAGCTTTAGGACCCATAGCAGCAGTAGCGGCAGCCGTAGCAGGATTGATTATTGTATGGAAGAACTGGGATAAGATAGTTACCTTTGTAAAAGGGTTTGTAGGTATGATTAAAAGTATATTAAACCCATTTGCAAAAGTTGTAAAAAATATTTTCACTGGAATTAAAGATAGTATTGTGAAAGTATTTAACAATTTAGGGGAGCCAGTTAAAAATATTATAAATAATTATGTCGAAGATGTAAAAAGGCGATTTAATAATCTTAAACAAAATATAATTAATATTTTTAAAAAACTAAAAAATAGTCTTATTAAAATATCTAAAAATATATGGAATACAGCCAAAGGATATGTCGAAGACTTTATACAAAGTGTCAAAAATATTATTGGCAATTTAGTAGCTAATATCAAAGGAAGATTTAATACTATAAAAAACTATTTTACGAATACATTCAGCAAAATAAAAAACTTTTTATCCAATATAGATTTATTTGAAATAGGCAAAGATATTATTCAAGGATTGGTCAATGGGTTAAAAAATAAACTGACAGCGCCTATAAAGGCAATTAAAGATATGGGTGCTGGTTTATTAAAAGCCATTAAAGATAAATTTGGGATTAAATCACCTTCAAAAGAGTTTGAAAAAGTCGGTAAATTCCTTTTAGAAGGAATGGAACAAGGGATTGAATCTAAATTGAAAAGTTTAAGAGGAACAATCGTTAAAGTGGCGGCTGAAATAGATCGTGTTTTAGTAAAATATGCACAGTTAGATCAAGCTCAATCCTCAGTTTCTTTAGAAACGCCGAGTGGAGCTGGATCAACTATCTCTAATAATATTAATGCCCTTGACAGTAACGAAAATAATAATAGTGATGGGTGGTTAACTACTCAAAAAGAAGTTGATGCTTTTTTAAATAATAATCCTGAATTACAAAGTAAAACAGAAGTAAATGTTGAGGCTAATTATAACGGTATGAGTACCGAAGAAGCTGAAGTTGCTAATGATGATTTAGTTAGCAAACTACAAGAAAAAGGATTAGGGGGTTCTTTTAGATGATATACGGAAGCACAAATATAAAAATATTGTTCGGAACCCTCTCAATCACTCATAAGAAAAAGCAAACAGTCAGGCATATACCTTTTACAAATAAAAACGCAGTAATTGAAAAAGGCAAACCTGCCACAATTATAAATTGTAAGTTAAAAGCAGAAACTATTTCAGAACTTGCTACTTTAATGAATATACTCAATTCAGAAGAAGAAAAAGAACTTACTTTAAATACAGTTAAATATAAAAGGGTTATAGCTGGTGCAAGCAGTAGCCCCGAACCTAAAAATGATGATGAGACATACTGGCTAATTGACGCTGGATTTATAGCGCTAGATCCTGTGGCTTACAATGCTTCAACAGGTGATGCCCTCTATGGCTAAAGAGTTATACTATTATAAGAAATATAAATTACTAACAACCTGGGATACCAATAGTTCTGGCGCGGTTGATAGCAAAAAGATTTTTGGCAATCAAGTTACTACAGAATCAGTTTCGGAGGGCGGAACCTATGTAAGTGGGACTGGTGGATATACAGAATATGAAAAAAAGTCTGACAACATAAATGGGTTCAATGATTATGAATTG